AGCTAAAGACATTGGTGAGATAGCAGGTGCTGTTGATGGTCTTTTTCGTGGTCAGGAAGAAATTGAAAGAAAAAGAAGTAAAAAAGCTGGTGTGGGTGTTGCAGACCAATTCGGCATCAAGACAGTCGCTCAAGAAGTAATTGACGCTAAACTTGCACAAGAAAAGATGCAAGAAATGAAAAATCTAATCAACATGCGGTTTGGACCTGATACGTGGCAAACCATAGTTGATTTAAGAGCTAAAAAGATACAAGAAGAGCGTGAAGCTATCGCAGCAGCCAAGCGTAAGAAACGCGAAGAAGCAAGAGAGTTTGAAGAAACTTTAAAGCAGTTTGGTATGCTTGCAGTCGTAGTCGGTGCAGCAATTGGTTTATTTGTGTTTCTTTTTGTGGTAGTTCTATGACTTCCCTTTTCGCACTTATTATACAAGTAGGAGCTAGCATTTACTCTTACGATCTGTTGACATACTCAGACCTCGAAAGGTGTGAGTATCACAAAGGGAAAGTAGAACAGCTTTATTTTTACACTAAGAACGTTACTGTGACCTGTATTTACAGACCCCACAAAGACACAAGTATATAAATAAAAGGAAATAAAATGAACACACGAATTAATTCATTACTAGTTGCTGCGGCTGTGTTTTTAACTGTAGCTTTTATTGCTTTCAATGCTTTAGCTGATGATTTTCTAAATATGAGAGAATTTAGAGGCAATGTTTGTTATGACGGAGATACCTGCTATGTTTTAGCCCCTACACTCCCAGAACCTCTTCAAAAAATGAGCGTTAGAATTTTAGGTATTGATACCCCAGAAATGCGTGCTGAATGTGCGGAAGAAAAGAAACTAGCACTAAAAGGTAGAGAGTTTGCTAACAGGATGTTTAGAGCTGCTGAAAAAATTGAGTTTGCTAACTTAAAGTGGGACAAGTATGGAGGACGCGTACTTGTTGACGTTTACTTAGATGGTAAACTTTATAAAGACGAAATTATAAATGCTGGATTAGCTAGACCCTATGATGGCGGTACTAAAGAAAGTTGGTGTGAATAATGTGGGAAATGATTCAAAACATGGCAAGTGATCGTCTTTGGATTTATACAGGTATTGTTGGCTCACTATTTGGTGCTGCATTTTTATTCTGGTTTAAAGACACAAGAATGGCTATGTGGGCAGTACGCAAATTTGATGCTAGTTGTGAATGTTTGGCTACTAAGTGGGGATGGACATGGTTACAAGATGATCCTAATGCTTGGCGTACAAAGTATCCAAAGATTACCTCAAAAATTGACGAGCTTGAGGCTCGTATTGAAAAATTAGAAAAATCGTCTAACAAACCAACAATTGATGTTGGAAATTATCAAGACGGATAATAGGAGAAAACTATGGAAGAAATTAAAGGAATGTCAAACGCTGAAGCCCGTAAATGGCTTATGAAGCATGGTTATGGTTTAGCTGAGATTGACGGAATCATGGCTGGAGAAGATATGTGCTCTAATCCTGGTGCACCAGCAGAAAAAGCTGTACCAGTTAAAGCAGCGCCTGTGACAAAAGCTGCACCTAAAGCTACTGCTACAAAGGCCGCACCTAAAGCGAGTAAGTAATGGCTGACGAAGAAATTAAAGCCGCAGGATACCACCCAGCAGATTCAAACGGTGATGGCAGAGTCACTGAAGATGAACACGCAATGTATATGGAGTTCAAACGTAAAGAAATGGAAGACGCAGACGCACAACGTGATGCTATGCGAAAAATGACTTGGTTTGCTCTTTTTGGTATGCTACTTTATCCCTTTGCTATTTTAGGGACTTCATTATTAGGGTTAGATAAAGCAGCTACAATTATAGGAGATATTGCTCCTACATACTTTGTTGCTATCGCAGCTTTAGTATCTGCCTTTTTTGGCGCTGATGCACTAAAGAAAAAATAAAACATGCATAAATGGAGTTTAGAAAAATTTACTTATCCTTGGGAACATATAGTAATTGATAACTTTTTACCTGAAGAGATATTTAAAATACTTTTATGTTCTATAGTAAATAAAGACTTTACTTTTAGTAAAAGACGTTCAGGTAATATTAAGATCAATTATGAGGACTTTTATAAACAAGAAGTAAATGATTTTTTTAAACAATACATAAATGAGACTTTTATAACGGAGTATTTTTCTGCTTATAGAAACTACTCTGTTTTAGAGTCTCATTTTACTTTTCAAACCACTCCATGCCGCACTTCGCCTATTCACTGTGATAATGAAGCAAAAATTTTAAGTCTTGTTTTATATACAAGTCCTGAAACACAGATAGGTACTACTTTATATGATGTTAATAAAAAATATTTTAAAACTATAGATTGGATTCCTAATAGAGCTTTTATATTTTGTCCTTTAAGTGATCTTACTTACCATTCTTATAAGAATGAAACTTCTGTGTTTCGTAACACTTTAAACTTTAACTTATCATCTGAAGTTTAAGATTGCTTAAAGCTCCGTAATAAAGTATTATATAGAAAATCAATGGAGAATCTATGGAATATTTCAATAAAACGCAAACCGATTGGCGACTCTCTCAATGTTGTCAGTGGCATGATAAAACTTTAGCAAAAAGATACAATTTTGGTACTACTACTAAGACTTACGCCCTCAAAGAAGGCGGCAAAGAAAAAGTACAACAAAAAGCTATAGCAAATACTAAAAAGCTACTTGATATACTTACAACATACTTCCCTAACCAACCACATAATTTGCGTGCATTTAGAATTTCTAGTGAGCTATTTCCTTGCTACACTCTACACTTTACACAACCGTGGTATGAAGAAATTTGGGAAGAACTTTCAGAAATTCTTAAACTTGCAGGTAGTGCTGCTAAAAAACACGGTATTCGTTTATCTACTCATCCTGCTCAGTATACTGTACTTGCTTCTGATAAACCAGACGTTGTAACAAAATCTATTGAAGATCTTGAGTATCATGCTTTATACGGATCGATGATGGGTTTACCTGCCCAAGATTTTTCAATGAACATTCACCTACAAGGACTCTATGGAGGAAAACACGAAGATGGTATTAAACGCTTTGCCACACACTTCCCCTACCTATCCGACTATGCTCAAGGATGCTTATCCGTCGAGAACGAGGATAAACCCAATGGATATGACATCCACCACACACTTGAACTTGCCCAACGGATCCCTATCCGCTGCACCCTCGACACACACCACTATGCCTGCCATAGAATGGTTGAGACTGAGAGAGTTAAAGTTGGCGAAAAAACGGTCAATAGGAAAGTTCGAGACGTGGATCACATCACACACACAAGTGACTACTTCGTGGAAGCTGTCAAGTCATGGCGAGGCGTACGCCCGTTGTTCCACAAATCACAATCCTTCCACCCCGACAATTCAGCTTACTGGATGAAACCAAATGCACATTCTGAGACGTATTGGGACGAAGACTTAATGGCGAATCATGTGCCTATGCTTGAGTATGCTGATTTTGATATCGAAGCAAAACATAAAGAAGTTGCTGTGCAGGGTTTTTACGACTTTATTAAACAAGAAGAAGAATTTGGTGGAGAGCGTGTAATCACTAAAAGATTATAATTTTGTTTTGACACTACACACTAATATCGTATAATGAGGGTATATATTTATACCCTCTTTTTTATGGAGAAATTATGGCAGTAAGAAAATTTAAAAAATCCTCAAACGGCACAAAAATGTGGGAGTCCATGAGTTCCTCTGTAAAGCGTCGTCCTCACCAAGAGTGGTGTGCTTTTTACACTCCTATGGGCAGGATGGTATCAAAACCTGCGGGTAAGAGACCTCGTAACATGCATCCAGAAGATTGGTGTGCAGAAAAAACACCCTTTAAGGGTAAGGTAATAAGGAGCTACTGATGCAAAGCGTCAAATTAGATAACAAGGATTACGTTTTTCCCACTGAAGCTAAAAAAGCGTTCACTAACAGTGAAATTATTAAGGCTATTCATAGAAGCCAACACACTCAACGTAACTATGATTTATCAAAAAAAATTCCTCGCACAGATTTAAAAACTATTGTTACTTCTGCAGCACAGTGCCCAAGTAAACAAAATACTGCATTTTATGATCTTCATATTATTGAAAATCAAGAAGTTATCAAAACTATATTTCATTTAACTTCAGGAAAAGCTTCTGATGAAGATGAGTATAAGAGTCTGTCTAATCCTCAAGTTTTAGCTAATGTTTTACTTGTTTTTTCTATTAAGGATCAGATCAAATCTGACTCTCATAGAGAAGTGATAAAATCTACCGAAGATTCAGAAGCTGCTAGAATAGTAATGCAAGATGCACATACTGCTATAGGGATTGCTGCTGGTTACGTAAACTTAACTGCCTCTTTACTTGGTTACGAAACGGGTTGTTGTTCTTGTATTATGGACTATAGTAGTCTTAAAGAAATGTTAAATATTGATGGATCACCTAGTCTTTTGATGGGTGTTGGTTTTAAAAATGAAGGTGTAAACAGACGCATTCATGCTTTAGCAGGAACTGATGCTATGGACGATGACTGGAAAGAAAAGCTTACAACATTTAAGAAACAACCAATTAATCTCTATTATGTAAAATAAAAAGGTTATGCAACCAGAAGTACAAGAAATATTAGATGAACTGAAGTTTCGCTTATTTGCTGATAAAGAAGTTGGTCTTCACAATAAACTTTCTTGTAACTTAGTTTCTGCGATGTTTGCTAATTTATTTCTAAGTCATAAGAATAAGAGTAAAGTATTTATAATAGAGTCTACTAATCACGCAGTAGTTTACGATGGTAAGGATACTTGGGACATTAATTTGGGCTTTGTTTTAAGGAATTATCGTTATCCTGAAAAGCATATTCCTACTTTGGAATTTTTACCACACTTTAAACACTGGTATCAACAAAAATGGTTTGATACTTATTATTCAAGTGAAAACAGGGAACTGGTTAAAAATAATATTTTAGTAAAAGAATTAAAAATTATAGGAGTGACCGATGGCACCAAAAAAGAAAAAGGGCGCAAAGCCTACTAACCCTAAACTCTACTCAAGAGTTAAAGCAGAAGCTAAAAGAAAGTTTGCTGTTTATCCATCAGCATACGCTAATGGTTGGTTAGTAAGAACATATAAGCAAAGAGGTGGTGGGTACAGATAATGGCTAAACCTAGAGGCGGTCTTACTGCATGGTTCGGTAAAGGTAAAAAAGGTGACTGGGTAAATATTGGTGCACCAAAAAAGAATGGCAAGTGGCAAGCTTGTGGTAGAAAGTCTGCTAGTGACGGAGGTAAATACCCCAAGTGTGTTCCCCGCTCTAAAGCCAATAGTATGACTGCTGCACAGATTCGTAGTGCTGTGCAACGTAAACGTGCGGCAGGCAATCCAGGAGGTAAACCTACTATGGTAAGCACTTTAAAGAAAAGAAAGAAAAAATAATGGCGCCCCGTATTCCAAGGAAAAAAGGGCAGAGAGCAAACTCTAAAAAACATTCTGATCTATATACGGACGAAAACCCAAAAGGTACTATAAAAGGATTAGGGTTTGCTAAAGTTAAAGACGCAGTGGCTTCAGTCTCTAAAATTAAAGCCTCTAGCAGGAGTCATGCACATAAGACGCAAGCAGCTATTGCTATGGAACAACGAGCAAGAGAGATGGGGAAAAAATCTGCTGCGGCTGTTTATAGAAAATTCATCAATGCTCAGAAAAAAATTACTCTAAAGAATAAAAAGAAATAGTGGATACAAAAAATAATTTTCCTGAATTAAGTGATGAGTGGGTTTTTATTCCTGAAAAAAATGTTAAGTTACAAAATCAAATTATTTTTACTTGGGATGACCTTAGTTTACTAAATGTTCGTAAAATTTTTACTAATGGTATTTATTATGGTGTTATATATACCACAATAGATAATAAAGGTAGTATTTCTCATAATTTTAGGTGTAAAGACAGAGGTTTTACTGAAGAAATAGTAGATGACAAAGAAGCTTTTGTTTCTCACTTTAAACAGAAACTTGCACAATCTGCTAATAGGTATATAAAAAGATCTAAATTTAAAACTATTAAAGCTAATTTTTTACAAGAGTATCAGGTAGCTTTTGTAATAGATGATGATGGTAACTATTTTGCTACAACAGCTCTTGTAAACAACAAAGCTCCTACAAGAGGGATATACGGAGCTACTACACAAAAACAATATGAACAAAGATTTAAAGAAAATGGTTTTTCTATACTTAATAGATTTCCAACAGAAGAAGAAGTCAAGTTTCATTTAATAGATAAACAAATAGACGCTTTGTCTGCAAATTTTATAACAAGAGAGAATACCGCATACTCAAATGTTAAGGTATTTCATGTATCGGAAATAAATAATGCATAATGATAAAACTATTAAAAAAGTAGTAAAAGCTTTAGAGGGAGCCTCCAAAGCTCATGCGGGACAAGCTAAAATGTTACGCAAAGTTTTAGCTTCACCTATACCAAAGACTAAAAAGAAATAACGGTTAAGGTTAAGCAGGAAAGGAGTTGGTGGATGAGTTGGATTACAAGTAGAATCAAAGAACGTTCCACTCACAACGGAGTTATAGTAGCAGCAGTTGCTGTTGCAGTTATCTGGGGTGGTATGGCTCTATTAGACATCGTTGTCTGGGCCGGCCTCGTATGGGGTGTCTGGAACATTATTAATAAAGACAACTAGAAAGTTAGAGATAATTTAATTGAAAATTATTAAAATAATGCTAACTATGGCTTCGCTTTTTATAAGCGGAGCCGCTTTAGCGCAAACTACAAGCAATGTTATTACGGATTCTACCTCAAATTCGAAGGTAGATACCGATGCCAACTCGCGTACAATCGTAATATCACCACCTCCCTCTGCAATATCGCCAGGTGTGGGTTCTTCATCATCTGATTTATGTACTGTAGGAGTTTCTGGCGCAGTACAAACACAAATATTAGGTATCTCTACTGGTGAGATGATTAGAGATCAAAACTGTGAACGTCTCAAAATTTCAAAAACTCTTTATGATATGGGCATGAAAGTAGCTGCTGTATCAGTTCTGTGTCAAGATCGTAGAGTATACGACGCAATGGAAATGGCAGGAACTCCTTGTCCTTATTTAGGAGATATCGGTGACAAAGCCTCAGACCAGTGGAAAGCAAATCCACATAGAATCCCAATTGTAGAAGAAATGGAGACAAAAGAAGATGTTCAGAAACGTAACGCAGCGGTTGCTGCTGGCGGCATTTCTCTCGCTCTCTTATTGCTCCTCCTCTAATGCTCAATTAGGAACAAGTGATTGTTCAACTGACGGAACTACTAATTTCGTCACTGGTACAGCTTGTGCTGAAGATCCAAGCGTTCATCCACAGACTGGTTTGCAAATATTTGATGGTGGCGGTCCCCACCAACAATCAGACTTTTGGGGAGGAAATCAGGGATCTGGTACTGGTATCTATAATGGCGGTAGCAATAACGTCCAAGTTCTATTACACGGCGAATCTATAAATGGAGATGCCTATTGGACTTATACTTCTCAAATTGTTTCAGGGTTACTCCAAAAGTTAACTGGTATCAAGATTGATGGATTCGCATACTCTTGGGAGTACAAAAAGTCAGATGATGCCTTTGCTTCAAACGGTATGTGTCATGGACAAGTACCTAATCGCATGATGATGGGTTGTGATGACAAACTTGAAATTAGTTTTACTATAAAAGACAGTAGTGGTAATGCTGTTATAACTGATACTTTTAATTATGACTCAGATGCTACAGATGGCGTGTGGTATACTGAAAGTGGTTTAAGTTGGCATAATACTCAACTTGGGTATGGTACAGACATTGCAAGCTTTGATATTTCGATCACAGGTGGTGACGGCGGCGATGGAGGTTATCAAAATGGAGGAAGTTTCTTTGCTGGACCTGCAGTAAGAAGAATGACTGGTGATATCATATTCAGTCAAGATATTTGCGCTATCAATGCTCTACATGACCCCTCCTGCTCAGGCTATGCCAATGCATTATTTAACCAGCAATGTACTGCAAACCCATTATATGATCCAGCTTGTCCGGGATACGCAGCTGCTAACTTAACTCAACAGTGCGCTGCAAATCCTTTATATGACCCAGCATGTCCGGGATATGCGAATGCAGCATATAACCAGCAGTGCACGAATGATCCAACATCGGATCCAGGATGTCCTGATTATTATATTGCAATGTGTAAAGAGGATCCTTTGTTTGACCCAGGCTGTCAAGGATATGATACTGCATACTTTGATCAACAGTGTTCTTTAGATCCTCAATATGATACTACCTGTTCAGGATACGTTGACTTATCTGGTAACGATGGTGACTTTACAGTTTTGGATCCGTTAATCGATGATGTTTTATCAGTTGATGCAGATGTTACTACCGGTGAACCTGAGTTTTATAGTGTTCCTATTGATGACTTTATGCAAGAGGAGTTGGTTATAGAACAAGAAACTGTAGAACTTGATGACGGCTTTCAAATGGTAGAAGATGATATTGAAGAGGAACTTGGCGAACTCGAAATGATGGATGATATTGATTCTGAAATAGCTGCTTTAGAAGCTGAATCCAACATCGAAGAAGATGTTTCAGAAACAGGCGTAGGTAATACCAATCAAGAAGATAATATTGAAAAAGAATTAGCAGAATTAGAGAATGCTAAACCTAAATACGTTGAAAAAATACCAGGAAAGGCAATGCCTAAAGTTGATCCTGCTGATTCAAAAAGAAATAAACTTAGATTACTGATTGCTATGAAAGCAATTGAGGCAGTTAAAGAACTAGAAGCAGCAGTAACTTTAGAACAGCAAATGAATATTCAACGTAAGTTGTTAGCACTTATAAGTTTTGTACCAGATTTTAGCGAATACGGTAAAGAAGAAAATATAGATTTAGCAAACTTCTATCCACCAAAACCTACAGTAGATCATTCTTTTGCCAGATGGTTTTTAAACGACCCTAACTTTGGAGCAATGGAAGATTTACAATATACAGGATTAAAATAATGTTGTGGATAATAGTTGCGATCTTCGCTTCAATTTTCATGTTCATTGTTTTTGTAGGTGCGTGGATGTATGAATCTATTGATTATATAAAAGAACCAAAAGAAACAAAATTAGAAAAAAAAGTTAAAGAACTTAAGGAGAGATATAAATGGCTGAAATCGAATATGGAGGAATCAAAATTGGTGGATCCAAATTACTTTTAATATTACCATTAATCGGAACATTAGGAGGAGTGTTATGGGGAGGTTTTGAGTTTTATAAAGACTACATGAATATGCGAGATAAAATAGAATCATATCAAGCTCCTGATTTAGAAGGAATACGTACTTCTCAAGCTGTTATGAAAGAACATCAATCAACTGTCGAAGCTCACATGACCTTTGTAGAGAAAGAATTAAAGCTTTTTAAGGATGAGTTTAAAAACGTAAGAAACAATCTTCAAGACACTACTGATTATTTAAGAGATACTAAACACGATCTTAAAGATGAGCTTGTAAGAGCTGAAAAGATTATGGATAAAATTGATAACGATATTACGGCGGTAGAAGATAAAGCAGAAGCTCTTATGGATAGGATGAAAGTTTCAACCCGTGTCATGATTGATGATGCTAATAACAGATTTAATGATAAGATTGATGGTATGGAGGGATACGTCAAAAGAGAGTTGACTAACTTAGAAAGAGAATTAAATAACAAGTTAACAAAAGCATTGGACAACCCTCTAGCAAATAGATAAAATTTGGTATGGCTGAAAAACGTAAAAAACCAAAAATTAACTATGCTGCGCTACTACGCAAACATAAGTCTGGACGCTCAATCGGATCTACAAACCGAGCCAGACTTGTAGCACGCGGTATGATTCCTAGGAAATCAGGGTCACATAAGGGAAAGAAAATAGATCTTGGAAAAAGAGGAAAATCTTAAAGTTCCATCACCTGAGACAGCAGATGAACATTATGTGTATTATATAAATAAATCACTGCCTTTTTTTGAACAAGTTATATCAAAAGAAGACAACAATTATCTTCTCAATGTAAGAAAAATTTATACTAATAACACATACTATGGTGTTTGTTTTACAACCTTTGATTCAACACGAGGCATACAACACCAGTTTAAGTGTAAAGATAGGCCTATAGGAGATCTTTCTGTTGTTGAGGATAAAAATAAATTTTTATCTAAATATGCTTTAAAAGACGAGATTGGCGAAAATAATATTTTGTCTAAATCAGTTACACAGAAAGAAATCTTTTTTGGTCTTCCTTACAGAGTTTTTTATTTTTATGATAATTTTGACGGTAAATACTTTTATACACAATATCTTCTTGAAGATGGTAGAATTCTAAGAGGTTTATACGGGGCAAAAAACGAAAAACATCTTAAAAAATGGTTATTAGAATTTAATGGGTTTGCTACTTTAGGACCCCCTACAAAAAAAGAAGTTATTGCTTTTTATGAAGATAAGATGACCTCATATGCTAACAACCAAGTTTCTGTAAGCACTGACTATAGCGAAATTATAATTGAACACACTACTCAATATGAAACAGAGTGGAGTGATATTAAAAGGAGAAAGAAATGGGAAAGAAAAATCCAATGATGAACGGAAGTAAAATGAAGGGTCAGCGAAAAACTGACGGCTTAACACCTGCACAAAAGAAACTTCCACCAGCACTTCAAGCTGCTATTCTTAAAAAAATGAAATCTAAATAATTTAAGGAGTTCCCCTATGGAATTAAAAAAAGCCGCACTTATGGCTGATTTATCTAAAATAGCTTATTTAGATGAGCAAGCATGCCGTGATCAAGTAATAAATTTAGGCTATGGTGAATTTGCTTGGTTTGACAATGAAGGTACTCAAGCATTTGCTTGTAGAAAAAGTAATGCCAATAATATTTTCATCGTATTTAGAGGAACTGAACCTAATCAAATGAAAGATATTTTAGCTGATGTCAAAGCTTGGAGAAAACCTGCACGAGAAAAAGGTTTAATTCATTTTGGGTTTGCACAAGCTATAGATAAAGTCTATGATAATATTGTTCAGTGGTTATCTGAACAAAAACTTGACGGTGAACGCAATATTACGTGTACGGGTCACTCACTCGGAGCTGCATTAGCTACTATCATGGCAAGTCGGTTAGACGCCAACGAACTTTACACTTTTGGTTCCCCCCGCATAGGTAATCGCGCTTTCGTCAAAGAAATGAATAACGATGGAATTAAACATTATCGTTTTGTTAATAACAATGATATTGTTACTAAAGTTCCGTTTCCAATAAGATTTGTCCATCATGGTGAATTAGTTTATATAAATCATCATGGAAATATTAGAAAAATGTCTCTTTGGCAAAGATTAAAAGACCAATGGAGAGGACGCATGCGTGCCTTGGCTAAAGGACAACCATTTGATGGTATTTTTGATCACTCAATGGATTTATATTATCAAAAAGTACAAAATGTCTTTATACAGAGCCAGAAGTAAATGCCCTATCTGTTCACAAGAAGAAGAAGTTTGGTTCCAAAACGGTAAAATCGAACCTCTTGATATTGTAGAATGTCCTAAATGCTCACAACTGTATGAGCCTGAAAATTTTATATCTGCTTTTTTAGAGCTAAGACAAAACTCTACCGTGTCTTCTAATCATGCAGTTATGACAACCTAATGTCTCCCTACCTCGAACCCTTACACAAAGTTTTAGTACTTACGCCTGACTCTGTTGCAAGCACATATTGTCAGAGAGTGATAACTTATTATCTAAATCACCATAATTATACTACTGTCAATTGGCACGACCTTATAAATCATTTTTCAGAAAATTATACTTCTTTAGTTAACTCCTTATGCTCGTCTCAACAGTCTATAGTAGCTAGATTATCTCAGTATAGGACGCACGAGGTTAACGAACCCCATAAATCTTTTTTAAAAAGTTGTGACATATACTTTAAAAAAAAGATAGTTCCTCGTCGGTGTAGTTTTGAAACGGCATTGAGCCGTTCTATGAAAGAGTATTTTAATCATCCTTTGAATGTTTACTCTAAAAGTAATTTTAAACAAATATTTTACTCAACTAATCCAGCTGATATTCCCTTACATATTTTTGATAAACAACTAAAGCATATTGAAGATCATTATATTTGGGTTGAATCAAATTTTACATATTTAACATATGTGCCTCATGAAGACTTAATTTATGATACAGATAATACTCTTACCTCTATCTTTGGATATACTTCAGATGAGCTAAATCTTACAGATCTTAATAAAAACATATTTTTACAATACAGAGATAAAGCTAAAAAATCAAAAGAATTTGAACAGTATGAAACTTATTGTAACTCTATTAGAAATCAGTTCCCTAATTTTCCTTGTACTCTTAGTGCTAAAAAGTTTACCCTTTCAGAAAAATTAACAAAAGTAAAAAATTTTGATGAACTCTATGAGTTTTATTCTTCAAAAACATCAAACCATTTAGAAACTGTGTCTAAAAGTGACTTAAGTAATCGAAGCACTAAAGAGGATAAATTTTTTGGACTATCTTAATTATTATTTTTTAAAAAATAGCTATCTTTATTTTGAGACCCCAGATACTTTATTAGAAACAAAAATAAAACGTAGCAACAAGCGTTTTAGTATAAATCATTTTCTAAGTTATGATTATCCAATAAACTATCAACATAACTCAAGAGGATTTCGTGATACAGAGTGGCCTAATGACCTTAGCAATGTAATTTGGTGTGTAGGAGACAGCTTTACAAAAGGTTTGGGAGCTCCTATTGAGCATACCTGGCCTAGTATACTTCAAAATAAAAGTAACAAAAGGTGCTTAAATATAAGTATTAATGGAGCGTCAAACCAACTTTTAAAAAATATGTGTTTACAGATTTTAAAAGATCACAAACCTTCAACCCTAGTAGTTATGTGGTCATTTTTTCATAGAAGACACAAGGACCCTTGGGAATTAATATATCTTGATAACTCGTCTGAAGAAGAAGATCGCTCTGTTTTTTTAGATTGTTATAATGAGGTAAATAATTATTGTAATGACTGTAATATTATAAATTTAATTGTTCCTGATCAACCGCACGATTTAAATAACTTATTTCAAACTAACATAATTGACCGTGCAAGAGATTGCTTACACTTTGACTATAAAACTGCTGAAATTTACGTGGATCACATCCTTTCAAAGCTTACTTAATTCTTGTTAATTGCTTTAAAATATACTATATTTAGTAATGTTTTAAAAAAGGAGAAAGTAATGGCTAAAAAACGTCAACGTAAACAGCAAACATCAAAAGGTAATACTCATCAGAATCCTAATCGTTTTGGTAACCGTATTCGTAAATCTATGCTTATTGATTATAGAGGGTCAGACCTTGAAAGTGCTAACAAGACTAAAGCTTGGCGTGCTGGTAAAAATGTCATGCTTACCATCCAGAATCCTGATAAAAAGAATACTAAAGAACGTATGATTCGTGTACCTGCAGTTGATGTTTGGGGCTTTCCTCGTCAAGCAAATTTGCGTATGCGATAATGACTGAGTTTAGTGATGGAATATTTAACGTAATCAAGCATAGTAGTGCTGCTCTTGCTGTTATATACACTCTAGGTCATATATTTATTGCAATGACTGTTGTAAGCATTATGACAGGTGCAAGTATATGGGAAGCAGGAGCAGTAGCGCTTGTAGAACCCGCAATCAATGGGGGTTGGTTTTATATACTTCACAAAACCTGGAGTAATTTTAAATGACGCAGTTACTCTGGGCGGTCTATTTAGAAGTTTGTTTAGGTTCTTCTTGTACAGCACAAGAAGTCCAAAGGTTTGACCCCCCACAAGCAGAGATTAAGTGTGCTGAAATGTTAGAAGCCTATACCAAAGTTCCTGCTGATGGACAGTGGGATTCCGTAGAGTGGGTTTGTAAACCACTACATAGTGAGGGAGTGTAATGCCTGAAGGTCCAGAATGTACTCGCACAGCTAGACAACTTGATAGGGCTGTACGAGGTAAAAATTTAATCAACATTAATTTTATCTCTGGTAGGTATACTAAAAATTTACCTATAGGATTTGGCAGCTTCTACTGCGACTTAGAAGATGATGGTCCATTTCCTGTCAAAGCCGTTCACAACAAGGGTAAATTTATATATTGGGAACTTGGTGATTTGCTTCCAATATATTATATTTATACTACTCTTGGCATGACTGGTAATTTTAAACTCCAGCCATCCAAACACACAAGGATGGCTTTTTACTTTGATGATGACACTGCTGTCTACTACAACGATCAGCGTAATTTTGGCACTATTAAGTTTGTGGATAAAGAAAGTGATCTTCAAGCAAAACTTAGATCAATTGGACCTGATATGCTTAATAATCCTTGTACTCTTAGCGAATTTAATACCCGCGCACGAGGTAATCCC